TTCTGCTCCTGAGGCATCATCAAGAGTTCTTCCAAGTTTTCATTAGCTTTCATTCACCATCCTCGTATTTAGTCTTAGCAATAATATAGTTCTTAACTAATGAGCTACGAACAATATCCTCAATGTGGAATTCAATACGAACAAACTCTTTCATTTTAGCGGCAATGTCAAAGAACTTTAAGATACCTGATTTATCATCTTTCTTTTTCAAATCAGTTTGACGGTAATCCCCGCAAAAGATAATCTTAGATTTATCTCCTACTCGGGTGATCACTGTGTCTAATTCTTCAAAAGTAAGGTTCTGAACCTCATCCACGACAATGATGCTGTTAGAGAAGGTAGTTCCTCGAATGAACGAGGTAGACACAAACTCAATGTGTCCTTGCTCCACCAGCCGATCCCACGCATCCTTGCGCTTAAACAGGTCACTACAGATCTGTCGATAAGGCTGAATATACACCTCCATCTTCTCATCTGCATCCCCAGGCAAGAATCCCATATCACGGCCTTGTACGCTACTCCGGATAATAGTCACCTTGTTAAAGGGATTGTTACGATCCAGAGCCTCTTCCAAGGCCTTATACAAGGCAATGTATGTCTTACCTGTACCTGCTACGCCGTGCAATGCCATAAAGTAGTTAGAGGCTTGGTATGCCTCAAAGAAGTCCATCTGCTTCTCTGTCTTAGGCTTGATAACTGTCATGTCATCTAGCTTCAGACGTAAGCTGTTACTTGCCTTCTCACGAGGAGTCAGTTCTTTAGCTGGAATAGCTCGGTTCATTGGTTTACTTGCCATGTACTTCCTTTAGGCTTCGTTGATAAACTCTACGTGAGGCATCTGACGCACCTGAGGGAACTTCTCTAGGAACTCCTCACGGGTAATGTCTTTACCTACCATGATCTCTGTAAAGGACTCGCCATCCTTAGTCAGGCGAGCCTTCAGAGCCGTACACGCAGGGCAGTTCTCCTTGCTGTAGACTACAGTCTTCATTCAATCTCCTTAGTTAAGCATGACAAGCCACACACTCACCTGAACTGGCACTGACACCAGCCTTGGTACGAATGTAATACAGACTCAAGATATTCTTATCCTTAAACGCTGCCTTGTGTACAGAGCTGATATGCTCCTCTGGATCGTCAGCACCAAAGAACAGGTTAATAGACTGACCTTGACAGATATACCGTTGACGGGCAGAAGCCTGCTCAAGGATAACATAGGGATCAATCTCAAACGCTGTCAAGAATACTTTCTTTTCTTCCTCAGTCATCCACGGAACATGTTGGACAGAACCATCATGACTTGCAATCTCAAGCAATGTCTCACGACTGTACACACCTTCACGCTTCATGATCTCCAACAGCTCAGGCACTACTCGAATAGTTTCTCCTCCTGCTCCTTGCTGGACAAACACATTTCCAATAAAAGGCTCAATACCTTGTGATACTCCGCCCATGAGCTGGCTTGTTGACATGGTGGGAGCGACAGCAAGACGGTGTGTATTTCGGACTCCATATCCTTTGCAATACTCCGGTTCTCCAAGCTTGTCCGCCAAATATCGCGAAGCTGATCCGGACTGACGGTTGAGTTCATTAAAAATCTCCACATTAAGTTTCTGAGCTTGGAAGCTCTCAAAAGGCAGCTTACGCTTATGCAGCAGTGAGTGCCAACCAAGAACACCAAGACCTAGCGCACGACTCTTTTCAGTACTCGCCACTGCTTTTTCAAAGCCTCTTTTGCCAGCAGCCATCGACAAGAACTCACTAGTAACACAATCAAGAAATACTGTCGCAGTAAATACAGCATCCGTGTCTTTCCACTCATCGTACTTCTCCAAGTTCATACTAGCCAAGATACAGGTGAATGTCTCTTCTTCGCCACTGTGCAGCATGATCTCTGTACACAGATTAGAAGCTTTAACATCCAAGCCATGAGCTTTGTACATCTCAGGACGGGCTTCAGCAACCTTATCGGTAAACAAGAAGTAACCCTTACCTGTCAACATCTTCAGCTTCAAAGCCTTCTGGTAACGCTCAATCGCTTCAGGGTGTCCACTGTCCAAGGACTCCATGAACTCAGCGCTGACAGTCCAGCCTACGTTAGCATCATCAGGGTTATTCTTCACCCAATCAGCTAACTCGTGAAAGTCAGGATGATCAATAGGAAGATAGCCAGCCCAAGCGCCTCTACGAGCAACGCCTTGGGTGACTCGCTTCATCGCATCCACATAGGTTTGAAAGACCGGCAAGACTCCTGAAGCTGTTCCTCCAGTCCCGATTTGAGAACCCCGTGGTCGAATGTCCCCCAAATAACCACTAGTGCCAAAGCCATTCTTAGTGAGCACAGCAGTGTCAAGAAGCTCACCATAAAAGTCAGCAACAGAATCACCAATGTACTGACCACTACAAGCCACAGGCATGCCTTTATTGGTGCCAAGATTAGCCAGCGTAGGCGTTGAAGGACTGAGCCAGCCTTTCCAGATAACTTCAAAGAACTTTTCATTCCAATCAACCCCATCTTTAGGTGCGTGTTTAGCTGCCGTGGCTGCAATTTGAGCTACTCGATGATTAAAGCTCGTAGAGCCTTCCATGTACTTACTCTTGAACAAACCCCATCCCCCGGTTTGATACCAATGAGGCAGAAGTCCTTGCTGTTGGAGTCGTTTACGCTCTGCGCTCAGGAACTCATATTTATTGTCCAACACTGGTGTACTTACCATACAAAACCTTTCTCGTTCCACTTACGGTTATACTGATTGCCAACCTTGGCAAAGAAGTCATGGATGGTACTGGAGCTGATGCCCAAGTAAAACCACTCAGAGATTGTATCACCAGTTTCCTCAAAAATACTGTCAAAGCCCAGATTGTTCAAGCAAATGTTAGCTCGTGCATTGACGAAGGCTTTCATAGCTGTAGCGTTGATACCTTCAATGTCTCCGTGAGAGAATAACAGATCAACGATACGATGCTCATGCTCAACCAAAGCCTTAGCAGCTTGCTCAACTCGTGCTTTCATCCATGTCTTATCCAGCTTGTTCTCTTCCATGTACGTACGGAACAACCAAGCACCTGCTTCGTGGTGGATATTCTCATCTCGCACAGAGAAGTTGATACCTGCCACAAGGTTACTCAGTTTGTTCTTACCGTTACTCTGGAAGTGCTTCAGGAAAGCAAAGCTAGAGTAAAGGATACAACCTTCCATCATCGAGAAGACAGCCAAGGAAAGGGGAATATCGCGACTGCCAGCAACAGCATCCAAGTACCCGACACGGCTAGCCAGTACAGGATCATACTGCCAAGATTGATGGAACTCTTCAGTAGCCAGCCCCAATAGTTCATTAATCCGGTTATAAAATCGTGCATGGACATTACTTTCAAAGTAGCAGAAGGCATCTGCCATCAGGCCAATATCAGGGTGCTGAAAGTTAGGTTTAACAGTACCAGACCAATACTCATCACCCACAATACGTTCGTACTTGGTAAAGAGCTTGAGTGAAGTAGTAACACCATGACGTTCAGCAGGAGTAAAGTCGGTAAGAATGCTGTGTACATCTTTTTCCAAATCAATCTCGTCAAATGTCCAGAACACACCATTCTGTTTATCTGCAAAAGCCAAAGCCTCTGGATAGTCGAAGGTGTACGTAGTCTTCTTCGTTAGAAGGTTTCTCATTCAATCTCCCGCATAAGTTTATCCTGTTGGTCTTCAATGTAGTCTTCAAAGCGATCTACGATGTCATCACTGCGGATCTCTAATAGTTCCAGCAGTGTGACTTCGTCAACACGTTGAAGCTTCTCTTTAAGTTCCTCAAACGTGATGTTCATCGCAAACTTCAATCATTTTGTCAAGATACCAGCGAGCTTTCTTCAAGTCCTCAACACCGTTCTTGTCCATGAATCGCATCAAGTACTGCATAAGTTGAACATAGTCAGGAGCAAACAGAGGGCTGTAAACAAATTCCCCTTTACCTGTTTTCTTATCTAACTTAGCTACCAGCTTTTCAATGACATCACGAACCTCGATACCTTCTTCCTCAAACAACATATAGTGTTTAGGTTTCTCCACTGTATCGTACCAGAAGTCTTCTGAAGTTACACCATTCACGTTCTTAAACCAATCATCAATAGCTTCTTTAAGAGGCTTGGAAGAATGATCTGTTGCATACATTGTCCCTTTAACAAAGTTAGAATACGCATAGCACGAACCACAAGGAGCCTCTGACTCTTTGTCCATTAGTGCATAGAAGCACTGATCACATTTGCTTACCATATTTACGCTCCAAATATTCTATAGACAACAGCATTTCGTCAAAGCTGCCATCCTTCACATCATTCAAGACAACCAAGCCACGCCAGTGGCGGTTTGATAGTTTGTCCATGTAAGACTCATCATGTAGATAGTAACTACCAGCGATGATACCGCAAATAGGTTTCCCATCAGCACGTTTACCATAGGCAATCTGTTTTCCTTGCTGATGACCAGCCACGACAGACATATGAAGCTTATTGACAAGAGCACTAGCGGTTCCTGCCGGACGCCCCATAGCACCGACAGGCCAATAGTGATTAAAGCCAACACCATTGATAAAGACAGGATGGAGAAAGCTATGGACTTCCCAATCCTTGTCATAAGCGAGATCTTTAACACTGATCAATCCTTCAAGTGTAGGGTTATTGTTCACAGCTCGGTCAATACGATTCTCATGGTTCCCCAGAGTCAGCACCATACGAGGCTTGTAAACCTTCTCTTTGTTCTTCTTCTGCTTACTCTGAAGGTCACGCAAAGGCTGTAGAAGCTTCTTCATAGCCTCCTTAACAACCTCTACATCTTTCTTATAGCGAAGACCTTCAAAGTACTTAGAACCTTTAACATCGTGTGTCGACAGTGAAGGCATATCGGCAAAGTCACCAATGTTGACTACAACATCTGGTCGATACTCACAGATAGCCTTCCCCGCCCACTCAAGATGCTCCAAAGGAACTCCTTCTTTGACCTGAGCGTCAGGGATGACTAAAATCCTCATCAGTCTTCATCCTTAGTGAAGTATTCACCCGTCCAAGGGTCAAGATAGTCATGGTGATTATCATACAGCGTACTCAACCACTTAGGCTCTTCCAATCGTACTTGATTCTTAATGTCATAGCCAAACACTGACTCTAAGAACTTTACATAGCCGTCCATGCACTCATGCCAC